ACTCTATTCGCAAAAGTGGTCAAACTGATTGTACAAAAAATGAACAATTACTGTTTAAATTCCTTGTAAAAATTCATAAACTTACCATAATATTATTTAGAAACTGCAAAATGCAAAAATTTTTTGCAAAATGCAAAAACACAAAACAAGGAATTTAACATGGCAACAGATAAAAAAAGAGTGCGAGTAAAAGCGACTAGCACAAATCAAGGTGGTAGACCGAGAAAAGATTTAATCGACCCATTTACGAACGAACTTTTAGTAAGAGTTCCTACACCGAAAGACGGTTCCTTAATAAACGAAAATGCAAAATTGTATTGGTCAGAAACATGTAAATTGTTAATCGCTAGAAAGCAGTTAAAACAAAATCATTTGCCGATTGTTTTAAGTCTGTGCAATGCTTTTGCAGTAACTATTATGAGTGATGATGATTTAATCAGACACAATTTCATAAAGCCTAATGATTTGGGTGTTTTTGTTCCGGCAAAACATGTAGTACAAAAAACATACAATGACATTATGTTAAGGTGCATGGCAATTTTACGATTAGACCCTAAAAATGAATTGTATAATTCATTGGCAAAAGAAACGGCAGAAAATAAGACAGAATACATAAAGACAGTTCAGCAGATGTATGACGAATTTTAAAACACGATTAAAAAATAGTGAGATACCTCTATATGCAAAAGGTTTTTCGCATTTTAAAAAGGCTGTTAAATACGCTAAAGACGTTGTTAGCGGTAAAATTCCGGCTTCTGAATCACCCAGATTAGAATGTGAACGGTTTTTAAACGAACTTATTTTGTCCGAAGAAAAAGAATATCCGTACTATTTTGATAAAGTTGCCGGAGAGAAAATATGTTGTTTCATGGAAACATTACAACATGTCAAAGGTAAATGGGCGAGAGGTGAGGAACAAAACCGATATTTAAAATTAGAGCCGTGGCAATGTTTTATTTGCGTAAATGTTTTTGGTTGGAAAAAGAAAGCAGACGGTTTAAGACGCTATGTATTAGTCTATTTAGAGTTACCGAGAAAACAGGGTAAATCGTTTTTCAGTGCCGGATTTGGTTTGTACATGTTTGCAGTTGACGGTGAAGCTGGCGCAGAGGTTTATTGCGGTGCAACTAGCCTTGATCAAGCGATGCACGTATTTAAACCGGCTTGCTTGATGGTTGAAAAGAATCCTTTTTTTAAGAAAAAATACAAAGTTACCGTTAAAAAAGAGTTTATGGAATTGCCGGATGGTTCCATATTTAAACCTATTATCGGTACGGCTAAAGATGGTTCTAGTCCTCATTGTGCAATACTTGACGAAGTTCACGAACACCCTAACGATGAATTGTATCAATCACAGATAACAGGTTTAGGATCACGTGATCAACCGTTAGTGATTCTGATAACAACTGCCGGAAAAGATATTGAAAGTTTTTGTAAGGAACAACACGATTATGTGTTCAAAAATCAGCAAGTTCCGATTAAAGAGCAAGATTTAACCACTTTTGGCATGATTTACTCGATTGATAAAGACGATGATCCGTACACACTAGAATCACTGATTAAAGCTAATCCTAATTATGGAGTATCATTAAAAGAAGATTATTTAAAACGTCAGTTAGCGATTGCCAAACGTTCACCAAAAGACAGAGCCGATTTTTTAACCAAAAATTTGAATGTTTGGTTAAATGCAAAGCAAGCGTTTTTTGATATGACACAATGGAATGATTGTAGAGACGATACACTGAATATCGAAGATTTTGTAAACGATGATTTGTTCATTGCTTTTGATATGTCAGCAAAATATGATTTAACAACCATAACTTTAACATTTGTACGTAAAATTAACGGATATAAGCATAGTTTTGTGTTTATTTACACGTATTTGCCGACTGATACTATTGAGGATATTACCAATTTCAATTATAAATTATATCAAAAGTATGTTCAGATTCAGAGCAAAAATTGTCCGTATGGTACGTTAATCACACCGATTGCCGGAAGTGAGATTGATACCGATTATTTATATGAGGAACTTGTTATGATTATTAACAAGTTCAAAAAGATTAAAGAAATTGTGTATGATCCGTGGCGCACACCGTCAGTAATGAACAGATTGGCTAAAAATTATGCGTTTTTGAGAGATCGTATAATTGAAATGACGCAGAACACTAAAAACTTAAATGCCGGAATGAAAGAAATGCAGTCGGCAATTATTTCAAAGCGATTGCATCACGATGGCAACCCGATTTTAGCATGGTGCGTGTCAAATGTTATTTCAAAAGAGGATAACAAAGGAAACGATTTCCCTACAAAAGCAAACAAAAACGCTAAAATTGATGGTGCAGTCTGTGAAATAATGGCACAAAACCGAATAGAATTGTATAATCCGGTTAGAACTTTAACAGAACGAATTTTAAACAAAACGGCAATAGGCAATATATGATGTTTGGTTGGTTTAAAAAGCAGAAAACAGAAAAAAAGAGCAGATACGGTCGTTACATGGTCGGCAGTTTTCTTGATTACCAAGAAACGCAAGCATTAAAATTAAGTACAACTTTTGCATGTGTAAAGGTAATTGCAGAATCCATCGGTATGATGCCGATTAAAATCTATGAAGAGAACAATGGAATTAAAGCATTAGCTAAAACACATCCATTGTATGATGTTTTAACATATCAGCCGAATCCGAATGATACACCAGCAGAATTTAAAGAAAAGTTAATGACTGATTTACTTTTACACGGTAACAGTTATTGTAAGATTGTGCGTTTTGGTGGAAAAATCAAAGAATTATGGCGATTACCAGTTGATAGCGTAGACGTTAAATTGATGTCTGATAGTTCAATACTTTACACATGGAAAAATGACAACGGCACCGAAGAAACCGCTAACAGTTTTGATAAAGAATGTAAAATTTGGCACATCAAATTGTTTTCTACCGACAATGTAAAAGGTGTGGCACCCGTAGAGCAGTTAAAAGATTTGTTTGGTGAAGCCGGAAAAATTGACCAATTCTGGACTAAATACATTGATAACGGTTGTACTTTATCCGGTATTATTAAATCAGCAGAGCCAATAGAACAAGATAAATTTGAAGATGTGAAAAACATTATCAATGAGGAATACACAGGCAGTAGAAATACTGGTAAAGTATTGTTTCTTGATTACGGACTTGATTATAAGCCTATGTCTGAAAAATCACTGTCTGATTCACAATTCATTCAAACTAAGTTGCACATTATGAAACAGATTGCCGGAGTGTTTAAGGTTCCGTTAAACATGCTAGGTATCATGGAAGGTGCAACTTATAACAATGTTGAACAACAACAGATTAACTTTTTAGTGCATTGTTTAAGTCCGTATCTGAATAAGATTGAAGAACGTATTACAATGTCATTACTAAAAAAAGAAGAAAGAGAAAAATATACGGTTAAGTTTTTAACAACCGGATTGTTAAAACTCGATACAGAAAGTCGTTATAAGACTTACAAGATGGCTATTGAGAACGGTATTCTTAATCGTAATGAAATTAGAGATATGGAAGAATTATCAGCCTATACAGGCGGTGATAAATTCATTGTTCCTTTAAATATGGCTTTAATTGACGAAAACGGACAGATTGAAAGAGTTGTTGACGGTCAAAATGCGAGTGGCGGTGATCGTGATTTGATTGATAGCAATTCCACAACAGACAGTAACGAACAGATTAAACCAACCGCAGATACGGCAGTACAAGAAGGAGTTTAATATGTCGAACGTTGAGTATAAATCAATCACTTTAAATGATTTTCAGATTGATGAAAAGGGAATTATTGACGGTTACGGTGCCGTTTTTGATAACGTTGACCATGCAAACGATATAATTCATAAAGGCGCTTTTCTAAAAAGTTTAGAAAATAAAACAACCTATCCTATCTTATGGCAACATAATACAGATATGCCGTTAGGTTTATGGGATTGTAGCGAGGATGATCACGGACTTAAATCACACGGCAAATTGCTTATTGATGATGTTCAGCAAGCAAAAGAAGCATACGCATTGTATAAAAACGGTGTAATAAGTGGTTTATCAATCGGTTTTATCTGTAAATCTTGCACATGGGAAGAAAACAAAGATGTTGGATTTATTCGTCATATTAACGAAATTGAACTGTTTGAAATAAGCCTTGTAACATTCCCATGCAACGAGAAAGCAACAGTTACAGACGTTAAAAGCGATGGTGATTTATCCATCAGAACGGCAGAAAAAGCATTGATTTCAAGCGGTTTTAGCCATAAACAAGCTAAAACAATACTATCTAAAGGATTTAAGGCACTCAATAATTGTGATTGCGATGATCAAAATGAACGTGATGTTCAGAATCAGATTGAGTTAATAAATTCATTTTTTAACAAACTAAAAGGAAAATAACATCATGGATATTAACGAAGCATTAGAAGCAAAGGCAAAAGAGATTAAATCAAACATTGAAGCAAACGAGCAGAAAATGTCAGAATTAAACTCTCAATTTGAAGAAATGAAGAAAAATTGCGCTGAAAAATCAGAATTGGAAACTATCAAGAATGAAATTTCAGATTGCAAAAATGAGATTATGAAGTTGTCACGCAATACCGGAGTTGCAAGCATGGAAAACAAGGAAGAAAAGTTTTCTGAAATTGTTTCAGAACTGTTTAGAAAGAATCGTAATGAGCGCATGGAATTTGACACCGCAACTCTAGGAGTTAAATCACAAGGTCAGACCGGAGATAATTCTTTAGGTGGTTATGCAGTTCCATTCCAGTTAGACAAAACCATTTTAAAAATCGAACGTGACAGAAACATTATGCGTCAGTTATGTTCCTCACAGTCAGTATCTACACCAGATACACATTGGAATGTTGATTTAGGCGGTACTGAAACAGGTTGGGTTGGTGAATTAACCGCAAGACCTAATACCAATGTTCCTACACTCACTAGAGCTAATATTACATGGGGTGAAATTTACGCAAATCCTAAAGCATCATACAGGTTGTTAGACGATGCAGAATTTAATGTTGAAGCGTGGTATTCACAATCAGTTGCAGAAGCTTTTGCTGATAAGTGCGAAGAAGCATTTTTAACCGGAAACGGAACTGATAAACCAAAGGGTATTTTATCTTATACTTTTAATACAGACGCAGACGCAAGCCGTGATTTTGACAAATTTCAGCAAATCACATCTTCAACACTGACCGCAGATGCAATTATTGACTTGTATTATTCATTACGTCAAGTTTACCGTGGCAACAACACCGCATGGCTTATGAATCCATCTACAATTCAAGCATTGCGTAAACTGAAAGACGGTAATCAAAATTACATCTGGGTTGATAACATTGCTAATGGCATGGTTGGTACACTGTTAGGCAGACCGGTATATGAATCACGATTTATGCCACCTTTTACTACCGCTGGCAATAAGGCTATTCTGTTTGGTGATTTCAAGAAAGCATACACTATTTTTGATTTACACGGTTTACGAATCGTTAGAGATGTAGTAACTGATAAGACATCGGTACAGTTCTATACCTCAAAACGTGTAGGAAACATGGTTAAAGATAGCTGTGCATTGAAGTGCTTAGTTAAAGGTGCGTAATTATGATGATAGTAGTAGTTGAAAAAGACGTTGACTACTCTGTAGATGGTATTCACCCAGAAACACTCACTAAAGGCGAGTATGATTTTGACAGTTTACCATCTATAGCACAACAGGTTTGTATCAGAGAAGAATTTAAGGTTTATGACCCATCAAAAACCAAAAATGAAACTCAAAGTACAAAAAAGAAAACTAAATAATTAAATTCCTTGTATTTAGTTGTTCGGGTATTTTCTAATTTATTTAGAAAATATCCGTTCAAGCGGAGTAGCTAAAAATGAATTTCCCGACAGTAGCACAAGTAAAAGCGCATATCAGAGTTGAAATAGACGATGAAGAGGATGATTTAATTCAAGAATACATCGAAAGTGCTATTTTAATGATTTCAAGATACATAAATCAAAAAATCTATGAGAATGAAGTTCCGCCGGAAGAAAGCAACGGTACAATTTTTGATGTAACTATGAGACAGGCATTGTACTTAATTGTCGGTGAATGGTATAGATACCGTGAGAATACGTCTACTAGCGATATGCACCCATTGTCTAACGGTGTTAAACAGTTACTAGACCCTATAAGGAAGCGTAACGCATGAGCATTGATATTAAAGGCGGTTCTCTATCTAAACGAATTAAGATATATGCGCCTAAAGATGGAATAAGTACATTTAAAAGTATTGATGATTACGACTTGTTACGTGAATGTTGGGGATATATTGAACAAGTATCGGCAAGGTCGCAGATTTATGCCGGATTGGAAGTTCAAGACCAACAATACACGGTATCAGTTCGATTTTTTCACGGATTGCACATTGATTGCTTAGTATGTATTAACGGTTATTATCATAGAATTGACAGCATACAGGCGAAATATGCTAAAGGTCAGATAATTATTAGTTGTCATTTTGATTCACGTATAAACAAAAACGCAAGGGTAACAACATGATTAGTTTAATGCAAGCAAGAAAAGATATTTATAAGTTATTCAGCGATTGTTTGTCAGATGTTACGTTGAATGACGAAAATGTTAATGTGTTTGATTGCATACCGAGTACAGAAGTTAATCAAGGTGTTATCTATGAGAACAGATACTTAGAAGCACCGACAACCACAATGACCGGAGAGACACATTATTTCAAGGTACAATGTACAACAACCGTATTCAGTTTTCATGACTGGGAAACAACAGAGCGTATATGTGATATTTTGTGTGAAAGATTAAGCGGTAAAGCAGATAATGATACTTTTCAAATGATAATCTGTCATAGCTTTTATTACATGGATTATATTCAAGAAGAAGGCTTTTTTGGTATTCAAATTGATTGGGATATAATTTTGTATGGCAACGAATGACGAATTTTTTAAAAAAGCTGAAGAATTTGGCAAAGAATTAAAAAATCATTCAAGTAAATACCTAAAAGAAATTAAGGTTATTCTGCATGATTGTTTAGAGCCGTTTTTCAATAAATGGTGGGATGAAGCAAGTCAATTACGCAGAAAATCAGAGGGTGGAGATGGTATTTACAGTAAATACAAACCGTCACAGTTAGTTGTTGCACTTAAAAAATCAAGAACAAATTTTAAACCGACAAAATTCAAAACACCTAAAAGCACAAGTGATGTAATCGGTTATTTTTACTTGCCAACTACACCGCAAGTTACAAACAAGAAAGGCAAAAAACTTGTTTTACCTAAATCATACTATCAGATGTTGGAATGGGGTATTGAGCCTCATAGTTTAGGAAAAGGAAACATCACAAAATACGGTGCGAGACAGAGATTGTTTAACACATCTACATCTAAAGGGCGCAATAAGGGTTACTATGACCGTAGAATAGATGTGTTGCAAGATAGTATTGCAAGAAAGAGAGAGCAATTAGCCGAATTGTATCGTAATCCTAACAAGAATGAAACTGTTAAAACCCGAAAGGGAAGAGGTTACACTTATTCTACCGTAGGCGAAAAAATACAGAAAATTGAGACACAGATCAAAGCGTATAACGATAAAATAAGCGATTATAGGCAGAGATGGCAAAATGTTAATAGATGGTCAAGCGGTGGAGCGCACGATGTTATACGCACACAAACAAGTAACTTTTGGCATGGAAAAAGATTTCAAAAGTCTTTAGGCGGTGCGCAATTCATGCGTAAAGCAAGGGAATCAGTCGCAAATGAATATACCAAAAAAGCGGTTAAGAAAAAATTTATGGATTGGATAAAACAGAAAGTCGAAAACATGAAATAGCTATTTATAGGAGATAAAAATCATGGCTTATCAAGAACTTTATAATTACACAGGCAAAAATGCTGTTAAGATGGCTGGTACACTTACACAGTTTTCTATTGATGGTGGTACAAACTGGTTAGACTTACAAGGTTTTCAAGAAATTGGAACAGTAGGTACAAAGGCTAATACCATTGACCAGTCTACTATTGAAGATCAGACAAAACGATTTATTTCCGGTATCAAAGAGGGTGAAGATAAAGAACTGGAGATGTTATGGTATGACGGTGATACATCACAAGAAACTTTGAGAACAAAAGCTAGTGCGGGTGCTATTGTTAAATTCCGCCATCAGTTCAAAACCGGAGATATTGCAACTTATGAAGCAACTTTGTTGGGTTGGCAAGTATCAAGCGGTACAAACGAGGATTTGATGAAATTCCAAGTGTCTATGAAGTTGAGCGGTGATCCGGTTTGGTCTAAAGCAACAGTAGTAACACCGTAATTGTCTAAACAATGCTATAATTTAATTTGGTGAGATCCTAAATAAATTAGAAAATTAGGATCTCATTTTTGAAACAAAAATATACAAGGAATATTGATTATGAGTTATGCAGAATTATTTAAACAACAACAGAACGGTATTTTTAAAGTAAAAGAAATTGACGTTTCAGAAGAATTACCAAACGTTGGTAAAATTTACGTTAAAGAATTAAACGGTTTTACTAAATTGTCGATTATTCAAGGCAAAATGAGTGACACTGAAAAAATGTGTTTACTTATATGTATGTCGTTATGTGACAAAGACGGAAACCCAAGCGAAAAGCCGGAAAATTACGGTGAAATTATATCTTTAATGCCGGATAGTGTGTTTAACAAAGTCTTACAAGCAACGCTAGAAGTTAATAACGCAACAAAAGAGAGTGTTGACAATATAAAAAAATAGTTAAATCTGATAACTTTATCCGGTTATGCTCACGAATTGCCCGTGAAATTGGAAAGTCAATCGGTGAAGTAATGCAATTACCACAAAGCGAGATATTGATTTGGCAAGAAATATTTTATGAAGAGTGGGCGCAAATGAATCCCGAAAAAGCAAGTGATTTAGAAAATGAAAGGCGCAGAAAAGAGGGTGTAACAGAGGAAGAAGCATTATCAGATATTGCGATTTTTAAGGCTATGATGAAAAAATAGGAGATTGTTATGGCAGACACAGGTTTAGTTAATTTATCACTCCATTTGGAAGATGTACAAGACTTTATTGATAGTTTTAAAAAAATGGGTGAGACTGTATCTGCCGTTACAGATCAAGTGTCGCAAGGTATGCTGGATATTTCAAAATATCTGAAAGAGTGTACCGATGGTTTTAATGGTTTAAGCAGTTCTTTAACCGGAATTTCACAGAATTTAGGAAGTTTTGATTTTTCCGGTATCAAACAACAGATTGACGATTTCAGCGTTTTTGCCGAATCCTTGAATAAGGCGATTGTAGGCACTGGAAATTTATCGCAACAGACACAACAGTTCGCTCAAACTTTTGGTTCAGCAGATTTAGCAAAACAGACAAAGGAAATTCAGCAGACAATAGCAGATTTAAAAATACCGGAACTGTTTTTAAATCAGACTGCCGATATGAAAAAGGCTTTTGAACAGATTGCACAGTCACTAACATCTGTATTAGAGCCTAAATTAAATGAAATGATTAACTTGTTAAAGCAGATTTCAGTTAATACCGCAACGACTGCTAACGAAACAAGTCAATTAAATCAACAATTCAAAGACCTGTCAGACAGTTTAAACAAAGCGTCTGAATCATGGGCGAAAGATATTACACAAATGAAAAAAACTGATTCATGGCTAACAAGAATCTCAAACGGATTTAAAAAGTTATTCAGAATCAGAAGTGAGCAAAACAATCAGACAGATACCGGAGAACAAGCCACACAAACCGGACAAGGTACAATGGGAATGTTTAACAACAAAACCATTAAAGAGGGTTTGAATTACATTGCGTGGACTGCAAAGAGAGTGTTTTATTTTTCTGTTATTAACGGTGTAATTGGTGCCTTTAAGGATATACCAAGTGTAGGTAGACAGTATGAAAAAACATTATCTAATCTGTCAGTATCTTTTGGTGGAAACATCAAGCTTGCCAAAGCGCAATTTCAAGAATTAAACAATACGATAAATAACATTCCACAATCTTTTGAAGAGGTTGTAAATGCAACAAAAACATTAAGATTGTTCAATTTTGCAACATCAGAAAAAGATTTAATTGCATTGTCAAAAGTTGCCGAGGGAACAGGAGAATCTTTTGAGGGTTTAGCCGATGCAATGGGTAAATTTACTGAGGGTAATTATAACTCACTTAAAAAATTTGGTATTACCGCAAAAGACGAAGGTGACAAAATAGCATTGTCATTCAAAGGGTCAATTACTGAAATTGCAAAAGATACACAATCATTACAGAACTATATAAACAATCTGGCAGATACCGAGTTTGCAACCGCATTAGACGAACAAATGAACGGTTTATCCGGCAGTTACAAACGATTACAAAACGCATGGGGTGATTTATCGTTAGAACTCTATAATAGCGGTATTAAAGAATTTTTAGTTGATATGACAAACAAGGGTATTTCATACATTCAGAATTTCATTTCATGGTTGAAAAATCCCGAAATTAAATCAAATATAAAAGCATTTTTGCGTTTAGCTCAAAATGTAGCCGATTCAGTAGGCGAATTTTTTAAATTGAGTTGGACTGCAATCATTAAAGGTTGGGAAAAGTTAAATGCCGTTGTTAATTCAGTGGCACAGAGTGTAGGCGGTGCGTTTAACTGGGTATTAGAGCAGTTTGGTATAGCCGTAGATGGTTTTAAAACTGAAATTGACAGTAATATAAGCTATTTTCAATTCTGGTGTGACACGCTGATAACAATTTTTAAAACAGTAGCGCAAGGTTTTGCAAATTTACGTAGCTATATTGTTGGTGACGCTATGCAGATTGAAATTAACGCAAAAGCAAACCTTGCAACTAAAGATATTTTGAAAGATGTTAATTTTAAAGACTTAAAAGATGCTATTGAAAAAGAGTATGGAGAAGATTTTGAGGGTAAAACGTTTTTTGCTGGCGATAAGACTGTAATTGAGGACTATGCACAAACAGTTCAAGAAACCATAGACGATTTACAAGAATTACGCAATGAATTAAACAGTACATTGCCTAGTGTTTCGAGTAAACGTGCCAAAGAAGAAATAGTTGAAAACATGAAAGCAACTGAAAAAGAATTGCAAAGATACAAGAAACTGCAAATTGATGTTGCACACGTTATGCAAGATAGCAGATACAAGGCGCAACGAGGCGAGTATGAGAGCGTTATTCCATCGCTAAATGACAATTTCCAAAAGACAATAAACGAACGCATTAAAACGTTAGAGGATGAACGTAGGAAAGCGCAAGAAAAATTAAGCAAAGTATTTGAGGGAACTAATACACAATTCACTGACAAAACTAACGGAAAAGGCGGTGGCGGTGGTCACGATAAAGAGTTAAAAGACTGGAACGAATTTTACGAAAAAATGCTTGCTAAAGTTACTGATTACGGCAAGGAACGTGTTAATTTAATTCAGCAGTATCACGAAAATATCAAAGAATTAGATAAACATTATGCTGAAGATGCAAACGTGTCTTTTGAGCAATACAATAATCTGAAATTGGAATTGCAGAAGAAGTTTGATAAGGATATGCAAGATTTAATTCGTAATCAGAATGAAGCGGTATCACGTTTATTTAATTCCGATTATAAAAACAAACTGTTAGATTTAGAAAAAGCATTAAGGGAAAGAGAAAAAACAATACTCAATTCTTATGCTAACGGTGCCTTGACTGAATCTGAAAAGAACAATGCTTTATTGCTCAATGCTAAAAAATTCAATGAAGATTCACGCAAACTGCAAAAAGAAGCAGAGATTGAACAAAATCAATTATTAGACAATGAACATGCAAACGAGATAGCTAGTTTACGACAACAGTATGACAAAAAATTAGAATTACTGAAACAGTATCTTGATGATGAACGCATTACACATGAGCAGTACGATCAAGGTGCATTACGTCAGAAACAATACTTTGAAGAGCAGAAAAGAAAGCTAGAGGAAAGCGAATTTTCAGCAAGTAGCGGTGTTGTAAGTAATGCAATGAGTTCATTTGAAAAATTAGACCAAACATTACGCAAGTATGATCTAACATTCAGTGAAGTATTAGGAACACTAACGGACAAAGGTAAATTGACACAAAAACAAAATGCTATGATGTGGTCTGATATGTCGTTGGGAATGTCTAATTATTTTGGTGCATTATCGCAGAATTTTGAAAAGGGAAGCGGTGTATATAATACGATGTTTGCATTACAGAAAGGTTTTGCGATTGCAAGTGCAACAATCAGCATGATACAAGGTGCAATGGAAGCATGGAAATTAGGTTTTCCGGCTGGATTGATGGCCGGTATGGGAGTGTTGGCGCAAGGTGCAAGCCTTATCGGTCAATTAAAATCAGTTCAATTCAGAGCAAAAGGTGGTAGATTAGATCCGAATGCTTTAACCGTTGTCGGTGAACAAGGCGCCGAACTGATTACCGGAGTTAGCGGTAATGTAATCAGTAATTCAAAGTCAAAAGATTTACTAAATAATTTAGGAAACAATAACAATAATGTTACTGTTAATTTGGTTGAAGATGCTTCAAGAGCCGGACAAGTTCAGCAGAGAACGGACAACGATCAACAAACAATTATTGATGTAATTGTTGCAAACATACGCAATGGCGGTGAAGTAGCAAACGCTATGAGTGGCACTTATGGACTAGCAAGGCAAGGATATTAAAAATGAACTATTACCCTAAAACATTACCGAAGTTTTTACAAAGCGGATATACATTAAAACGTAGTCCTAACGTATTGC